GCACGAATGGCAGATGGTGACCTCGGTGGTCGAAGGACGTTGTTGGGACTTTTCCGTAGGAAAGTTTCGACACTGCCTAAGACCGGGAGCGCACCAGCCTGAGAACCCGAGGGGTTGGTCCGAGAGGGCGTGTGTTGGGGCGAGATCGAAGGAAACGATCTTGACACGCTCATCGGAGCAAGGGTGACTAAAGTACCTGTCATGAACCCTTGTGAACATAAAACGCGCATATATCAAGTGGTAAAGCTACCACCGTTTGTAGATGCTGCTGAATGTGGTGTATACCAAGCTTGTTGGAGAAACGAGCTTGCGTCACTAACTAAGCGACATCTTATTACGGAGGGAGAACCACAAAGGGAGAACCTTATGCGGTGTCGAAATCTGGTGTTTGAATTGTTCTCACATTTAAATGTGGGTCCAATGAAAACGCCTGAGGAAGTCATCAAACATAAAGGGACCCCTGCTGGCCGGAGACGGTACCAGCAGGCCTTTGATAACGTGCGTACCCTAGGGTGGCGAGCTGGCATCTCTCGAGTGTCCGCTTTCGTGAAAATCGAAAAGTGGGATACTAAGAGTTTAGGTGTTAAAGCTCCTCGTCTTATTCAATTCCGGTGTTACGAGTACTGTGCTTTAATATCCCAGTATCTTCTTGCCATAGAGGAAGTTCTATGGAAGTATGAGACAAAAGGGATTCCTGTGTTCGCTAAGAATATGAACAGCTTTAAGGTTGCTGAAACGATCATCCAAATGGGTGATGATTTTAGTGACCCCGTTTATGTTCTGGCTGATCACAGTAAGTTCGACTCGTGCATTACAATACCCTGGATATGGCTCGAAAAGGAAGCATACTTAAGTGTGTTCAAGTGTGAGTTATTTTCAGAGTTATTGGACCATCAGTTCAGGAACAAGTGCTATACTAAGAATGGCATACGTTACGAATGTGATGGTAGGAAAATGAGTGGCGAGTATAATACCTCTTTAGGCGGTTGTCTAATCAACTACGCTGTGTTAAGTGATGTTTTTAGGTCCGTCAGGCATCGATTACTTATCAATGGGGATGACAGTGTCATCTGTATTGAAAGGAAAGATCTGGCGAAACTAGACTTATCACCGGACGTTTGGAAAGCGTATGGTTTTAAGACAGGATGGGAAGTGGTTGATGAAATTGAGAAAGTCAGTTTTTGTCAAGCACAACCAGTCCAGCTGGAAGAGGGAAAATGGCGTATGGTTCGTGAGCCACGACGCGCCATTGGGAGATCCACCGTCTCCGTTAAGAGATACGAGTGCCAAGGTTGGGCGAGACTCGTAG